CTTCTTCGTAAAAAAGCTAAAGTTACATTGAAACAATATGTTGCTTTTTTAGGTCTAGATAGTTACCCTAAACAAGAGTGGAGAACTATTATTTCTACGTACCAAAAAACAGTACAAAAGTCTTTATTAAAGCATACTAAGTCTTATGACAATACAGTAATCGACAAAGATTGGTTGGATAGTCAAAAAGTTGCTAAAAAGCAGGTTGATAGAACATTACTTAATGGCCATGAATATCAACTTTACCGTGGTTACGATGTAGGTTTTTCTCACAAAATTGTGAAACTAACTAAGCATCAAGTTTTAAAGGACCAAAAGCATCAGTATATTGTTACAACAAATGATTTTAAGACAGAATTACAGAATACTATGTATTTGTATTATTTTCATTTATGCAACATCAAGAAAGAAAGATTTTTTCACACGTTAAGATTTATTACTGTAGCTCCAACTAACTTAAAACATTTTGAAGGACTTAATAATGTCAAAATAATTAAAGATTTTATGAAAGAGAATGAACGTATGTTTAAGACTATGGCAACAGCTTTGTATATTAAAAAGCACAAAGATTTTGACGAAATTTCTAGATTATTTAGAGGTTACACAAAAGGAGCTTTATCTCAATTAAGTGTTCAACTAGAAAAAGATTTAAGAATTTTAGACGTAATAGACGAAACTTCTACTAAACTGCCTCAACATAATGAACCGTTTAGAAAATTTACTAAAGTTTGTATTGATTACGTAAAAAGTAATAATTTATTAGACACTGATTTGATAGACGCTTTCTTTAGAATCGTAAATTATTTTAAAGATTTAGGAGTTCTTCATTATTTAACAGGAGACGCTATCGAGAAAAATCTACAAAGTATTGCTAAAATTATCTATGGTCTAAATACTATAGCAATTAGCAAGAAACAGTACAAAGAAGTACGCCATCTTAATATTAACCTTTTAATTAATTTAAAATAATGAGTAAACTAGATTATTTTAATACTCCTATTGAACCTGGAAATACAATATTAGTACCTGTGCATTCTGATTTAAAAGAATATAAAGTACTAAAAATTACTCCTAATTCTATAGCGGTAGCTGCTTATAAGATTAAGTGGACGTTTATAGATGGTAAATGGCAAACAGAACAAATTCCAGTAGTAAGATACTTGAAAAATTGGGTAAATTTTATTAACATAACAAACATGCAGAAAAATGATTAAAGCAATGAGAGTGGAGAACACAGTAGTGTGTTTTATCCAAGGAAAAATGTATCAAAAAGTATTTACTTCTGATGAGGACATTTTAAATGTTTTTGAATTAGCGTTAAATACTGACGAAACAAATGAAGCAGAAGTTACTGCTTTAAAAACAGTAATGTTGGATGCTGGAGTACTTGCAAAAGAGCAAGAAGACAAAGACGCAGCAATTAAAATGCAACAAGAAATTGATGCTCAAAAAGCATTAATAAATTGGTTGGACGATATTCGTCAGAATGGTCACGAACACTTTGAGTTAGATGGCTTTAAACTTTACTTAAAAGGAATTAACATTACTATTCCTGAATTTTTAGCAGCAGAATTTGCTCAAAGAAGCGGAGAAGATTTGGAATCTTTAATTAATTTCTGGAGACTATTAGCATTGAATCCTGACCCTCGTTGTCGTGAGGACTTGTACAAATTTTTAATCAACAATAAGTTGTCTGTAACTCCTTCTGGTTATTTTGTAGCTTATCGTAATGCAGAAATTAAAAATGCTGTAAACCAAGAGTTGAATGAGTTTGTTTCTGAGGCTTGGCTTAAAATTAAGTCTATGAAAAAAGGTCCTAAAAATTACTTAGTAGTTTTTAATAATGAGCTAGATGAGTACGAGGTTATGACACAAGCTCGTTATGAGGACGTTTGTGATAATACATACGTAGCTTATGATGATGACGAAGAAGAGTACGATGCTGATTTATATGATAATTTTGTAGGAAATCTACAAGATTTGTATTTGAGCTATGTAAATGCATCTTCTGAGGAAAAAACTATTTACACAGATTCTTATTCTAGAACTACTACTATTATTGTAGGAGAGTCCGTAAGAGTAGAAAGAAGAGATTGTGATGCAAATCCTGATAGAACTTGTTCTAAAGGTTTACATGCTGCAAATAGTAGTTGGCTTCAAAAAGGGTACTTTGGTACTGTAGGATTGGCTGTATTAATCGACCCTAGAAATGTTATTGCTGTTCCTTACACAGATGGAGGAAAACTTCGTTGTTGTGAGTATTTACCTATCGGTGTCATAGAATATGATGACAATGATAACATTATTCCGATAGATTCTGCTACATTTGAATATGAATATAGTACTTTTACTCAACAAGAGTTGGAGAACTTATTAAAGACAGCAGAATTTGAAGAATTAAAATCCCACGACATTATTCCTAAAGAGCTCTCTTTCAGTGCGTTAAGAGAAATTGCAATTAGTACTGAAGAAAAACTCTCTAAAATGAATAGTGTCATTCAATCGAGAGTTAAAAATTATGGTGAGTGAACTTAAATTAGAATTTCCAGAATTCATTACGCATATACCTGTTAACAAAAAAACATGGGTTAAAATTGGTTACAATAAAATCCATGCATCTGTGCATTATACAACAAGAGCTGCCCTCGTGGCAGCTATGCACGGATATATTGAGAAACATATTCCGCCAAACTTGACTATTCAAGGACCTGTGGAAACAAGATTAACGGTATTTGCTCCTGTGAACTTTGGAACAATGAAAATGATAGTAGACAAGGAAACTGGTAAACGTAAAGTTAGCTGGAAACCTGCTATTAAAGATTATAAAGCAAATTGGGACATTGGAAATTTATCATTAATTTGGTTGAAGTGTTTGGACGATGTATTAATTAAGAAAGGAATACTTCCTGATGATACTATTGATCATTTACAAAGAACTACTTATGAATTTGTTCCTGTTACACAATTTGCTGATAGAAAATTAGTGTATCATATTAAAACAATAAAAAATGGCAGAAGAAGTCGAGTATAGACAACTACCTGGAGTAAACCAAAGCTCATTAAAGAAAATATTGGTAAGTCCTCAAAGCTATTTGCAAGCAGTAAAAAGCCAAGCAGAGCCTGATGACGATAAGGAAGATCATTTTGTTTTTGGTGGAGTACTAGATGTAATGTTAGTGGGAAACAAAGAAGAATTTGATAGACAGTATGTTAAAATTCCTGACGATACAAAATGCTCTGATACTATAAAATCTATTATTTCAACTGTCTACAATTCCGTGACAGTTGAAGAAAAGTTACCTCTTTCTAATTATTCTGATACTATTTTATCTGTTGCCAGAGAACAAGGTTATCAAGATAAGTATAAAGATGACACATTAATTGCTACTGTTATTAAACAAGGTGAAGATTATTTCAAGTTGTTGAGTAAGATTGCAGGTAAAACTCCTGTTACAGAAACAGATTACGCAAAAGCTGTTAGTTGTAAAATGGCTTTAATTGCTGATAAATTTACTAATCCTTATGTAAAAGCTGGAAAAGAAATTGAATTTTTAAATAGATTTGTTATTCAGTTTGAGTATGAAGGAGTAAATATTAAAGGTGAGTTAGATAGAGTAATCATTAATCATAAGCAAAAAACTGTTACTCCTTTAGATTTTAAATCTACTGGTAAATCAGTTTACACTTTTAAATATGATTTCTTTAAGTATCGCTACGATTTCCAAGCAGCTGTGTATCGTCAAGGATTATTTAATGATGAACGAATAAAAACTTTGTTAGAAGAAGGCTATACAATTACTCCTTTTGTATTTGTAGTAGTAGAGAAAGACCTTAAAAATAATCCTATGGTATTTGTAGTATCTCCAGAAGTTGAGTCTATTGGCTTGGTAGGAGGAGTTACTTCAGAAGGTAAGGAATTGGAAGGATTTACTCAAGCTATGCAGCGTTATAAGTATCATGAAGAAAATAATCTTTGGGATTATCCTGCAGAATATTATTTAAACGAAGGCTATTTATTAATAACACCGTAAATATGAAATTCACAAAAACAGCAACTTTTATTTTTCCATTGTTGGGAATACAGAAGAATTTATTCTACTGTAATATTAAAACATTAGGCGGTTACACAAAGCATACATTGAGATTTATCAATGCATATTTAAGTAATCCTGATGTCCCAAATTATAACAATAAAGACTATGTGTCTATTGTTGTGAAAAATTACAGAGACGTTGATTTTGATGCATTTTATAATACGATGATTAGTTATCCAAATTACATTGATGATTATGAAGTTGCAAATTGTTTAGTGCTTGTTTACAAAGTGCCTGAAGAATTTGTAGCTGATTATCAATGTATTATTGACGGTCAATATTCTAAAGTAAGTGTAGAAGGTAAACGATTAATCTTGGCAAACAACTTTTATAGTGGTAAGCCAATGACATTACCATTGATACTACACAAAGCGGAATCTTTAAGAATCAGCTGGGAAGAAAAGCTTGGCTGTAGTTTAGGAGACCAGGAAGTCTGGCCAATAATAAATTTGGAGAATGAAGTATTGTGTAAATATGAATTGAAATCTTTGTCTAGTACAAGGAGTACACTTTCACCATTAGAGGGGCAATTTTAGCCCCTCTTTCACAATACTAAACAATAATTGTTTTATAGGGGGCTATTTAGGTAGTCCCCTAATTATTTAAAATTATGAAGAGTAAACAATACTGGGTAGACCGTTTAGGAGAAGGTTGGACAAATGCTCTAAAGGATACATTGAAAAGCCCGTACATGGAGAAGTTGATGAATTTTGTCGACTGTCAATATGCAATGGCTGATGAAATTTTTCCTAATAATTCTAAAATTATTTTTGATGCATTTAAAGCTTGTCCTTGGGACACCGTGCAAGTAGTAATAATAGGATACGAGCCTAATCCTATTTATGGAACAGGGCCACTAGCCTATAGTGACGAGATTGAGCATTCTCACAAGAATTCCACTCTCTATGCTATTACTACTAGCATAATGGATGAATATTATAATGGGTATAATATTAATTTTGACTACACTTTAAAGAGTTGGGCAAAGCAAGGAGTACTTATGTTGAATCAAGCACTGACAGCTACTAGACAAGATTTTGCTCATAGAGTACAATGGAGAAGATTTTTTAAGGCTGTAATAACAGCAATAAATGAATATAAACCAGGAACTATTGTATTTTTGTGGGGAGAAGAATCAATGTGGCTAATGCCAGAGTTAGATAGACAGCATGTATTTAATTGGGAGCATCCCCATAAGTATGCACACAGAACAACGAGTTGGAAATGTCCTAATTTTACTCAAGCAAATAAATTAATTGAACATATTAATGGCAAAGGTTCGCAAATTACGTGGTGACGAAGTAAACCTAATAGAATTTGAGGAATTTATAATACAAAAATTTCATCAGCAAGTACCGATAAAAAAGATTGCTAAAGTACTAGGAGTTACTTATAACCGAGTAAATAGTATTCTTTCTAAGTATATGATTAATTACAAGAAAGATACAATTACATTGGGACATAAAAACATTCCTTACTACACTGAAGAAGAATTATTAAATCCTCCTAGATATTCTTGGGAAACGCTCACACACACAGAAAGAAATTTTTATAATAGTTACACAAATAAATTAATAGAAGATGGCAGAAAAAAATGACCACATTGTTGAGCTAATAGCTCATTGGAGTTCTACTTTTGGACTACCAATAAGAACTGAAGGGAAATTTGCAGATGCAAAAGAAAATGTTTTGGCTATGAGTTTGATTAAAGAAGAACTTCATGAAACATTAGATGCTTTAGATCTCAGAGATTTCAAAGAATTCAAAGATGGTTTAGGAGATTTATTATGGGTAGTTGTTAGAGCTATGATGGTAAACGGAATAAATCCTTTAGAGACAATATCTAGTATATATGACTCTAATATGTCTAAAGCAGATTACACAGACGAAGATGCTTTAAAAACAAAAAAAGCTTATAATGCAAAAGGTATTCTTACTTACGCTAGAGTAATGTCTAACGGAGCAATAATAACTTATAATGCAGATACTAATAAAGTATTAAAGTCCCATAACTTTAAAGCTCCAAACTTTTAATAGTATGCATCTAGAAGATTACTGTAGAAAGTTAGCCGCAGAATTCTTTATTATTGAAGATAAGTATTCAGTAGAAGATTCTTTAGAAGAATTAGATAATCTAAGTAATGGTGATATTCCTGGTGATTATGGAATTAATATTATGGAACCTTTTAGAGAATTATCTGTAGAAGATATTCAATTTTCTATAAAAGAATTAGCTGAAAATTATAAAAAAATGTATGATGCAGGAAAAACAAACAAAAGAGAATTCTGATTTAGTTAGTGAAGATACCATAAACTATGTTACTTTATTATTAGGAATGGAAGTAATGTTAAATGCTTCTTATGCATTAGAAGGTACTAAGTTTTTTAAAGCTAAAGTTCAGAGTACAGTTAACAATGCAATTAAAACACTTAATAAATATAATAGCACTAATCAAGAATCTTTGTGGAATGCTGATGAAGAGCAGGTAAGCAAAATGATGTGGGCTATTCATTTAATAGCGGAGCAAATAGCTAAAGGTGACGGTATGGCATTATCATTTATAACTAATCTAACTCGACAAGGATTTGATTTTAGCAGATGCGTCATAAAAGAATTGACTGATGAAGAATTATTAAAATTGAAGGAAGATGGCTACGAAAGAGAATAATTCTAAAATAGTAAAAAGGGTAAGGCAGTCTGAAGAAAGTGTAGAATACTATGTTTCTTCACAACACTACAAAAACAAAAGTTTGTGGTGTCGTAAAGGAGGCATGAGTTATCCTGTAGTCATTTTTACTAAACCACAAGGATGTTCACAAGAAGAATATGACGAGCTAATGGCAAAAATTAAAATTTATTTACCACAAACTTAAAATTATGATTATAGCAATACATGGCCAATCTGGCCACGGAAAAGATTTATTAGGATCCATAATACAAGAGTTATTATTAGAACAAAAAGGAGAGTCTTGGCAAATTAAAAAGTTTGCTGCTAAAGTAAAACAGGTAGCATCATTACTGACTAACATTCCTGTAGAAAGATTTGAAGACCAAGATTTTAAGAAATCTGAATTAGGAGATGAGTGGAGTAAATTTAATCTGCTACATTTCACGGACAAAACAATGACTGTAAGAGAATTTTTACAAAGATTGGGCACTGATGCTTTACGCAATAAACTTCATAAAAATGTTTGGGTAAATGCATTAATGAGTGATTACACTAGATTGACTGCTACTTGGGATACGGATGGCAATACTACTAGCACAGTATATCCAAATTGGATTATTACAGATTTACGTTTTGAAAACGAGTTAATGGCTGTAAAAAGTAGACGTTCTATAGTCATTAAAATAGACCGTCCTGACTTTGAAAATAATGTTCCTAAACACCCTAGTGAAACTGCCTTAAAGCATTTTAAAGCATGGGACGCTATTATTGTAAATGATGGAACTGTAGAAGATTTAAGGCTTGCAGCACAAAAAGTATTAATGTATTACAATTTATTGTAATGTTGCTTAACAAAAAAATAGAGTAGGTTAATGCCTACTCTATTAAAAAAATTTGCCGTTTTTATAAATCATAATCTACAGAGTCGTCTTCCTGAATGTACTCTATAATTTCTGGCACTGGGTCGCTAGCTTCGTCTGAAGCAAGATTTCTTAATTTCCCTACTAATCCTATACCTTGAATTTGCTCTTCAGACATTAATTCGTACATTTTAGAATCTACTAATTGTTTTATGAAGTTATTTTTTAATTCAGGATACTGAGCTTCGTAAATATTTTTTATAGGTAATTTTCTAAACCACCATTTTTCTGCATGAGAATCTCCAGCGTACATACCTTTTTCATATACTTCTGACGTATTAAACGCTTCTGTTATATCAAGTATATCTTTAATCATTCTTGCTCCTACTACAGGCTCGTCAATCATTTGGGCAACCTCTGCAGGAGACCATGCTGCACCCTGTTCCAATAGTAGTCGATTCATCTGATACGCCAAGTATTGGGTTGTCCAATCTTCTTCATCATCGTCATCTGCTGCTACATTAGCAAGAGCTGCTAAGAATGATACTATTGTTAAGAATAGCCCGTCTAAAGCTGTTTTTAATACACCTCGTTTTTTTGCAGGAGATAAATCGTCCCAAGTTGCAAAGGCTGCAAGTATATTACCTTTTTCTTTAAGCAAAGTTTTTCCAAAACTATTAAATAAGAAGTCTGCAGTTGCACGGTAGGTTCCGATCTCCTCTTCTTCTGTAATAAAGTTTTTGTTTTCTTTTTTAAATCTTGTATCTATTAATCCAATAAACCAGCCTCTGTGCATCAATAAATAGTCTCCTGCAATTTTTCTTGCAAGTGCTCCTTTATCTGTTTGAGACATTGTACCGTCAATATAGTGAGTCAAGTGGTCTACTTTACCTCTAGCAGTATTCAATACTCCATCTGTTACATAGGCCTCAAACTCTTTTTTAATCTGCAGATTTCCGTCTACTACCTCGTAAGCATTGTATAAACTACTATCACGTAAGTCTTTCCAACTATCTTGCATAGCTTTTTTATGAGCATTGTCATTAGGAACTCCTTTTTCTTTAGCAGTTACTTCTAAAAACTTAGCTTTAGTAAGGAATTTTCCATTGTACAAACGCATGTTATCGTAAATGGCTAATGTTGCACGTCCTTTTAATCCGTAATCCCCTGTTGCAAATGGAATATACAAGGAATCTTTAGTCAACATTGTACGAGCAATTCTTCCTTTACCAGAATTTTTAAGAATCTTTTCTAAATCAACAATACCTGCTTCTTGTAAAATAAGATGCATTTTATTAGTCTGTTTAGCTTTTCCTATTTGAGAAGCTACTTCAGAAATATTTCTCATAAATTCTGCTCTTGACCAATTTTTACTTTCATTAGTAGTGTATAAGCCTACTTGGTCCTCAATGATAGAATCTCCTGAACCTTTTAACCAACCTGACAATGCAGTAGTAATATTCAAAGCTAAGTTGTTATCACGTATAAAAGTTGCAAAAGTTTGAGAAGCTTTTGTCCAAGAGAATTTTTTCCCTGCAATACCTAATTTTTCTGTAAATGCATTATCAGGTATAGTAGAAGCTAATTGCGTTTTTTCTATACCAAAAACTGAAGTATCTAATAAAGTCTCAAGAACTTTGTACTCATTAGACTCAATACCTTTTTTCTCTACTTTACCTTTTAAGTAACTTCTTTCAGCAAGAGTTTTTTGAACCACTCCTAAATCTCCTGCTATCTTATTCATCTCTTGAAAATTCTCTGCCATCTCTGCAAAAACTGTAAAAGTTCTTGCTAAATCTGTCGATAAATCTTTAGGATTTTTAAGAATTCCTGTAAAGTAAATAGGAACCATTTTATTGTTTAGCACATTTACTTGTCCAAATTGTGTATCGTCTTCATCAACAAGTAATGCTCTTTCTGCAATACTTCCTACTCTATTTAAAACTGACTTTTCTTTATTAGTTAATTCATCTAAATGACTTTTTAAAATAGCGGGCATGCTGTAAAGCAATCTTTCTGTACGATATTTTACAGGAAGTTTTGTTAATGCTTCTCTTTTAGTTTCAATTAGTAAATCATAATAAGCTTTTGCTGCAGGGTTAGCCATGATTCTATCATAGTCAGGATTGATATAAGAATCATTTGGTACACTACTTGTAGCTTTTTGGTATTCACCTGGACGAATTTCAACTACTCTACTAACTTTTTTAGTGTTAGCTGCAAAGAAATCTTTCCATCCTGCATTATATGTAGCAAGCTCTTCTTTGCTTAAATATTCTACATGAATTTCATTGTAATCTTTAAAACCTAACCGCTCAGCAAGGGCTTGTTTGTGGGCATCCATAGCTGCAAAATATTTGCCCCATGAATACTCTCTGATTAAGTATTGAGTATTTTTACCATTAGCATCTTTTTCTACTAAATCTTCTTGAGTTACTCCAGAAGCTAGCATTTTATCTTGAGCAGATAAAAGCTCATTGGATTTTCTAATAGCAAATCTTTTTACTCTATTGATAGAATCAAAAATAATTTTATGTGCTACACGAATAATTGCAGAATCTGCAAATTTGTAATTACCTACTTGAAGTCTCCAAGCAGTTGTATCTTTAGCAGTTTTTTTAGCCACTTCTGTAGCATCAAATTCTGGGTCAATTTTTTCTCCGTAAGCATCTAAGTTACCTGCTTCAAGAATTTTGATACTCTCTACTTCTTGTAGTGCTCCTAACTTACCTCGAACTCGTTGCATTACTAAGTGCATGTCGTCCATAATTTCCTGAATATTGTCTACAGTATCAATAGGAATACCTAAAGAATACATAGTTTTTATAAAGGATTTAAAGATGTTGTCATACATATCAACAAAGTCACTAGAGTTTACCAGCATGTTTGTGCTGCTAGAACCTTTGGCAATTGCTTTATTCAAAGCGTTTTCAATAACATTTAACTCTGACTGTGCTAATTTTACTAGACTATGGAGAGCTAAATCTAATTCTCCTTTAGCAACTTCTTTTTTCAAAGCTGATATTTGAGAATCTAAAACATTGATAACTCCTTGATTTTTAGCATTTTGTTTTAATATTTTAGTTCTTTCTACTAGTATATTAATAGCGTTTTCTAGGAATTCTTTTTTCTTTTGCACTACAATATCTACTGAAGGAGCAGCTTCTTCCTCCTCTTCAGGAGCTATAGAATATAATACTTCTTCTACACTTGGAACTTCTCCAATAAATTTATTTGCTAGAATGTCTCTAGCAAGTGGTAAAATGATGTTATCTAGCTCTTCTCGACTATTGGTATTCTTTCCAAAAATAGCTTCTACAAATCGCTTAAATGCAGACTTAATACTATTTAAGTATGTTTTAAATGCTGATTGATTTTGTCCAGCAGTATAATTGGAGACGATGTGTTGGGCTAATATTTTACCTAGAGCCTCTTTTTTGAATTGGTCTTCGGTAGTGTAAATATTTTTATAGTCCTCTTTTACCTGAGCATATTCGTCTGTATTAACAACAAGGTCCAAAGCTCTTTGCATTGCAGGGGTGTTTAATAAAATCTCCACAGCAAAGTGCCCTACTTCTTCTGCTAAAGTATCAGCGTTTCTATCTTCTGCTAAGCCTATTAATGCTTGAGCTAAATCTGCAACTCCTAAAATCCCGTCTTCGTAACGATCTTTGAAACGCTCTCGTAAATTTTCAATAGTCTCTACAGAAATGCCATGAGCTTTTGCCCAATCTTTTAATATATTGTCCAATGCTTCAATAGGCTCTTGATTTCCTTTTTTAGCTAATTGATATTTGTAATCTTTTTGTACAATATAATAATTACCTGATACAGCTTTATGTATAGAAAAAACTACTTGGCCCGCTTTACCGTTGTAAGCGGCTACTTCTTTATATAAAGTCATGTAAGCTTGTGGGTCAACTAATTCATTTACTGCTCTAGCTGCTCTTAAAATTCTTTTTTTAGCTTTAATAGGGTCTTCTATAGAATATAAAACATTTTGTTTAGGGGCTAAGTTTAAATCTTCTAAACTAGGAAATTTGGTAGTACTATTATCGTCCATCCATAAACTAACCTTAGTTTGGAGTATTTCAGGGTGTATTCCTGATTCCTTTAAAAGTTCTTTAAACTCAGGATGGGATATATTAATACATTTCATAGTTTGATTATTTTAACAACCTAATAGTTCTTTTATTCTACGTTCTTGCTCACGAGGGCTTAAAGATAAGAAATCTTCTTCAGATAATGTACCCTTAGCTTCTTGATACGCTTTGTAAGTTACTGGAACATCTTCTGCTGTAGTATCAATCGTACCTGCTCTACGTCTTTTTGGAGTTGCTCCTTCTATAACAGGTTCGGCAGTAGCAGAAGCAGCCAAGAAGTTAGCAGCATTTTCTTGCTCCATTCTAATTGCAGCATCTTCTACTGATGATTGTGCATCCGTAGCTACAATTTTAGCAGCGGTAGTTTGCTTAACAGGAGCTTTTGTTTTGCTAATAGACGACTTTGTAATGTCATTAGTAAAGTCATATTCCAATGCAACATTAGAGCTACCTAAAGTATCAATAGGGAAATAAGTAACAGTATCTATAAATTTCTGACCGTCAAATTCATCAGGATTTTTGTAATCATATTTTGTAGGACGGTGCTCATATAACTGAACTTTTCCAGATTTTTGATATACTTTGATGTATTTAATTGGTGATAATTTTTCACCAAAAGGAAACAAGTTTCTATTTTTAGAAACATTAATTACTAAATTTCCTGCAGAAGTCTGGATAATACCGTTTTTCTGTGCTAAAATAGTAGTGACATTATTCTGTTCTGCACCTGTAGTACCTTCGTCAGCTTTTTTAAGACTCTTACCTATTTTTACAGATTTAACTAGACTCTCTTTTTCAGCATTGTTTTGTACAAACTGTTTGATAAATCTATTTCTGTAAACACTTCCTTCTGAGAAATCTGCTTTTAATGCATCTTCTAGGAACATATTGAAAGGACGATTTTTATTGTCTACAATATTATTCTCAATTTGATATTCATTACTCCAGAATTTTACAGGGATTAAATTAGAGAAAGTAAATGGTCCAAAACCGTATCCTGAAGAGAAGTAAGTATATTGAACTAATTGCAATGCAAATTCTCTCACATCAAGATTAGTATCTTCTAACATACGTTGCCAAGAAGCTTTAATACCTGCTACATCATCATTAGTTTTACCTGTATTGTAATACTGAATTCTTGTTATTGGAGAATTGTTATCTGGTTTAACTACAAATAAACTGTCAATAAACATTTTATAAGGAGCTTCTGGAGACATATTATTTTTAAATTCTGTCAATTTATCAGGTACAGTATTTAAAATTTTCTCACTATTTTTTCTACTAAATAACGGGAAAGCACTAATTAAGAAATCCATGTATTGGATGTTAATTAAGTTAGCTTCTTTTTCCGTTAAACTATTTTCTCCTTTTTGTGAAGAGAACCAGTTTTTCAAGTTTCCTAAACTAGAATATGTAATAGTACCACTTGGTGTAATATTTCCAATTGATGGGAATATTTTATTTAGTACTGCTATTGGACCGTATAATGCATATTTAGTAAAGGCAGGAATCATTTTTTGGTTCGTACCTCCTTTAAATACTTCATCAAGTCCTATAATTTTATTGTTGTTTTTAGCAATTCTCTCTAAAACTCTTTCTTGTTTGTTTAAGAATACGTAGTTAGCGGAACTAGTTGGTCCTACACCTACTGTGTCTGTTTTAGCTGCTATAGTACCTTCACTTAATTCTTGACCTATTTCATAGTATTTTTGGAACAAGTTTAGTACTTTATACTGTAATTTATAGTAATCTACTTCTGCCCCAGAACCTTTTGGTGCTCCTGGAAGAGCTTTTTGTAGTTCCTCTAAAGTTAAGTTGTCATCTAAAATAGTATCTTCTGATACACCCGCTTCTTCTAATTTTGCAGTTAATTTTTGTCTCCAAGAATTTCTAATAGCATCGAATTGTTTGTCTTCTGACAACGATCCTTTTTCATTAAAATATAACTGAGTTAACTCTAGAATAACAGGTTGGTTTACAAATGCATAAACAGTATCCTCATCTAAACCTAAACGCTCTAATAAAGCAATTGTGTTTACTGTGTAAGTATTACTGTTTAGGAAAGAAGATAATGGATATTTAGCATTATCCACAACTCCTGCTAAGTTGGATGCAAGTAATTTTGAAATACGTTGTCCTAACTCATTGTAAACTTGATTTAATTTATCGTAGAATTTACCATTAAATTGAATAGATTCTTTTAATCGTAAATTTGTATATTGAGATTTTGCATGGTGTACGTTGTGATTAGCAAAAATACCAATCAATTTTGACCCCATCATGTTTCTCTTAAACAACTCTAATTGAGTAGAAGGTAAATTAATACCAAAATCTTCGTTATCTAGTGCATCTGCTGCGGCCAATAGTTCGTTTTTAGGTAATTTACTTTCTGCAATTTTTCCTGCTTGTAATAGACGGATTCTAGCTGCTTGCATTTTTAAGTTATCGAAGCTACCAGGATTTAAAATAGATGCTGCAGTATTTTTATTTTCAAGGATTCCTTGAATAAGCTCTATTTTTTTATTATCTCGTGCTAGTCTAGAGTTAAACTTTAATGGGTCAAAGTTAGTTTTTAATTTATTCTCAATAAATTCTAAAACTTTTAAATCTGCCTCAGTAGTTTCTACTAAAGTATTGTTGAAACGGATAAAGTCCTCATTTAAACTTTTGTATAATTCATCAATAGTCTCATACATTCCTCTGACTACTGAACTATCTTTACCATAAGTTTTAATAGCAAAGCCTATGTTAGATTTTAACTCTTTAATACTTGTTATTACTTCTTTAGCTGTAGCATCTGCCATAGCCATATTCTCAGGATTCTCAATTAGTCTATCCATCAAATTACGGTAGCCCTCAAGCATCTTGTCTACATTACTAGGCTGTACATTGTTTTTTACAAATCGTTTGAAATCTGCAAAATTTGAGTAAATCTGTAATGCTGCTTGTTTAACTTTTTCCTCTGTATCTAATTCTTCAATATACTTAGTATAAGAAGGAACTCCTTTTTTGTCTACAGTAAATGCTCTAGACATAAAATAAGTTTTATCAATATCGAAGTCAAGCCCTGCAATAGTTGTAATCTCAATAGGAAGAATAACAATAGGTCCCATAGAACTAGGAGTAAATCCTACTACCTCAATATTAAACATCGAGTATTTATCCTCATTAGGAATACGGTATCCAATAATATTTAATAATTCAGGAGCATGTTTTTTGATAAATTCAATATTAACCTCTCCGTTACTATCTTTAGGGAATAATTTTTTAGACCAAGCTGGTAACATAGCTTGCATTGTAATAGCCCCAGTTTCTTCATTCACTACTAGTGACAAATTGTTCGAAGTACCGTAAGAACTTGCATTGACTAATGAACCTCCAGTAATTTTTTGCTTAGTAACTCTATTTGTGAAGAAAGAGTTCATTAATGATTCTATTTTATAAGAAATCATTGGGTGATACAAAGGCAATACTGTAGAACTTTTTCCAGTAACATTATCTGTATAGATTGATAAAGCATCTAAAAAGTCTTGATTCATGTCTTTTTTAATAGCCTCTGCTCTTAATTCTGTAGCTAATTTAATGAAATCAATTTCTCCTGTAGGAGTCTCAAACATTTCACGTACATCTTCAAAAGAGCTACGTAAATCTTCGATAATTAAATCTTGATACAAAGAAACTACTTCAGAACCTTTTAATTTAGTACCATTGATATTATAGTCACCTTGCATATCCATGTCCCCAATAATCAAATTTCTCAACTGTGAAGAGAAGTTTGATCGGTCATCAATATAGTGAGCAGGTGTTTCTTGTTGCAATCTCCAATCAGCAGCTTGCATTGCCATAATATTTTGGCCATTAGTAAGCGTATAGGAGCCGTCTGATTGTTGAACATAGTCAGCAAACTCAACATTTCCTTTAGCATTTACATTAGCTCCCACAGCTCCGTCTTTAATAGCAGAAGCAAAAGCAAAAGCATCAATACCTTTTTCAGGGTTCATTAAATCTTGATACATTGCTGCTAATTTTGGATACATAAAAGTACCGTCAGCATTTTTTTGTAAAGCTAATGTATGAGTTAATGTTACCTCAGAGTTTTTTACTTGTGTTGGTACAGAAACTCCTTCTACAGTTCTAAATCCAAAATAGAAAGGCTTTTCTGGTTTAAACATATCTAAATCCTTTTCTGTAGGTTTTTCACCACGAAGCTCACGTTGGTAAGCTTCTTCATGAGCAGGAGTCCATTTGTTTAATCCTTCTAATTGTTGTTTCTTTCTGTGTACACTAATAAATGTAGCACCATCTGTTAAATTATGTCCTTCAAAATCTTTAGATGCTGGATTAGAAAATACTGTACCCCATAAAGTAGATAAAGTAAGTTTTTCTTCTGCAGTTAAGTTAGACTGTTCGATGATTTTTTTGATGCTGTCTACAGTCTTTTCATCTGTAGGAGCAACTTCATCTTCTAAAACTACCATATTATAAGTAGCTGATAGACCTTCTGTGTTTGGGTAAGTACCAGGACTTAAAATTTGTTTGTATCGTTTTTGATAATCTGTTGTGTTTTTATAGAATGCAGGGTCTCCTCCAAAAAGAGAAGTCATTTGCATGTTCATGTAAAAACTATTGTACAAATAATTAGCAAAAAACTCTTCTTTGTTTTTGATTCTACCATCTATGACTTTATCAGCAAATACTATTTTGTCATTAGTATATGATTTAATAATACCTTCTTTTTTGTAATATGCTAATTCTTTTGCTAAGAAAGTATTTTTTAAATAGTCCTCAATAGTAGATTTAACAAGTGCTTCATCAAAACCTTTTTCTAAATCTAATTTATTTAAAAATGGTAAATGCTGAAACTTTAATCCTAATTTATTGTAGTTAGGAATTAATCTTAATAATGAATCTTTTGGTGAATTTTTTAAATTTAAAATTCTACTATATTCTGCTTTAGCAGTTTGTACTAATCTATCTACTACCTCATCATTAGTAAAACTTTCTGCTGTTAAGAAAGGTAATGTAGGAGAGTTAGAAGGAATAGGCATTTTAAATCTAGCTGTTTTGCTACTACCGTTGTTGTAGAACATAGCTAATTCTGTAGTAGTTAACTCAATAGGAGACATGTCAGAATATCCCTGTGCTTGATTTTTACCACTACGACTAAGGCCGTCTAAGATAACGACACTTAATTTATCTTGTAGAGTTCCTTCTGGATTTTTTAAATCTTGAATAAACGGAAGATTTCTCAACAACGGATCTCCAGAAATTTCTTCTAAGTATTTTTGTAACTCGGCATCGTCTTTAAATTTAGCAATTTGCTTATTTAAAAAGCCTGATAAAATTAAATTGTAAACAGTTTTTCCTTCAATATTTCTAAAAGAAGATACAGTTTCTTTTTCTAAAGCAGGTTGAACTATTTTTGCAATAGCTTCTACTACGTTTCTGTCTCCTATTTTACTGCTAGCAATAACATCATCAGGTTGTAGAAACAAGAAAGGATTGTTTCCTTTTTGTAACTCTAAACCTAATTTTTGCAATTGCGTTAATAGTGCTTGAATATTACCCCAAGAAGCTTTGCCTGATTCAGGATTCCAAATAGTATTTAAATCTTCAGTAGTGATACTTAGTTTAATTGCTTTTAGTTTTTTACTAAGATTATCAAGAAAGTTATCAATATCTTGTTTGTTAGAAATTTTATTAGCAACTCCAATAGAATCTTCTATACCTTTTAAGTATAAAGTAACAGCTTCTTGTTTAATATTAGTAAAATCGGTTTGACCGTTTTTATCTTTATTAAAAAGAGGATTACCTTGAGTTAAGAATTTAGAAATAATTTCTTCTTGAATAATATTTTCTAATGTTTTTCTATTAGAATTGATAATTCTATACTCACCATTTTTTTCATAAACAGCTGTAAATGTTGCAAAGTTTTTGCTTGCAATAGCTGTAAACAAATCTGTACGTAAACCTTTATCTAATTCTACCTTTTCAATAATATGATTGATGTAAGGACGTTGTGTTTTAATCTTACGTAATTTAGCCATCATATCTTCAACAGAATAGCTGTTAGATATTTTAGAAATTAAGTAAGCAAATACTTTATTAGAATCTTCTGTTCCTTGTACACCAAACTCATTAACTGCTTTTCTAGCATTTACTTGGTTAGAAAGATACTTAGGAATAGTAGCAAAGAAAGAACGTAATTTAACACTAATACTTTCTTTAGGATTAATCTCAATATTACCAATCATCCATGCTTCTTCTTGAGTATTTTCCTCTTTAGTGTCAAATGGATTTTCTTCTTCAATGTTATTAGTAATAGCTTTTACAGTTTTTAGTCCAATGTGCAGACCTCTATTTTTTAAGCTGTTATTAAATCTTTGAATAAAATCAGGAATTTCTTTAAATACAATAACAGGCTTTTCATCAATGATAACTTTTTGAATAGCTGTTTTATTGTTTGTAGCTACATTGAAAAGATTCAACAACTTAGCTTTTATTTCTTGATTACTATTAGCATTAATATCTCCTGCTAATTGAGTAATTAATGCAGAGTACATTTTTTGAATACCAATAGCATTCAAGACTTCTTGATCGTTTTTATCTAAAAAATCAGAATTCTTAGTTTTATACTCCTCAATAATATTAGTTAACCTGTTGCTTAAATACTGAAAAGAAGCTCTTTCCTCCATTGGATTATCGAATCTTCTGTCTTCTGCACGTAGTTTTGCTTGTCCAGGTATATTTGTGTTCTTAAATTTAATTGAGTGCTTGTAAACTCCTAAATTAATATCTTCAAATAATTTTTCTACATCAACTTTTCTTTTAGAATTAAAGAATGTTTTAAGCATTCTGTATAAACCTTTGAAAAAGTTATTGATTTTTTTAGACGTAGTTTTTTCTCCAGCTTCTTCAGCTTGAGTGTACTCCATAAATTTATCTGCAAGGTACTCCTCTATTTCTAAGAAAGTAGAATTTAAAGATAAATCTTCACTATATACTTCAACAGCATTTGTCAAAATTTCTAATCTTGCACTTAATGGAAGTGCTAAGTTAAATACAATATGGAAAGCTTCGTGGTAAGTAGTACCTGCTGCAGCATTATTCCAAAGATACATTGCTGCTTTTGTAAATAAACCGTGTACAGTTTTACCACTTTTTCTTGCTTCTAAAAGCATTTCGTAAGTCTCTTTAGGCAAATATGCCTCTAACTCTTCTAAGCTGTCAAAAGTACCTGTTTTAAACCAATTGCTAGTACCCGTAACTTTATCCATTAACCAAGTTAACTCTTGCTCTTTGTCCCAAGTTGTAGCATCTTCTTTTTCAGTAGCCCGTAATTTAGTTGTAGGAGTTTCTCCTTCAATACCGTTGTCAAAATCTGAAAAGAAATCTAAATCGTCAGATGTTAAATTCTCTGGTGTAACATCTTCAGGAACTGTTTCTGTAGACGCAGCTTGTTGTAGCCATTCATTAGCAGACTCTATAGTAGGAGTTTCTGCATTAGCATCTAACATAGCAGCTCTTCTAGAAGCTTTCTTTATAGGAGTTGCGTTATCTGCACCTAACATTTCAGGAGCCTCAATACCTTCTAATGAAATATTTTTATTAAGATTATTTAAAATTTCTAGTTGCTTTTTACCTACTACTGGATGAGCAAAAAATTCTTTAGTAATATTATTTAACTCTACTCCTGTACCTAAAATAGGACCCTCCTTAATTACATCAGATTTATTTTTTTGAGTTATTCTATTAATTCTTTGTGCTTTTATTACTGATATTTTATTATCAACAACTGCAGCAGAAACCCTAACATATCCGTAGTTACTTCCTGTAACAGGAATGTCTACATAAAAATCTTCTTTTAAAGCAGCTGTTAAAGTATCAACAGGTTCTGAGAACATTGGATTCTCGTCTGCTTTAGATGTAGAATTATTACTAACAGGACTTGCATTGGCAGCCATTGACGCTTCTGCAGATTCTGTACTAGATGCAGGTAAAGTAGATGTAAATATGGAATCAAATGTAGCTTTTGCTTCATTAGAAGTAGAATAAGCTTCTACTACAAAAGAGCTAGAATTAAAAAAGTTTCCATTTTCTGAAAATAAATCTGTAGTAAAAGCTCCGTCTTGAGCCATTGCTGTATTGTAGTTTCCTTTATTGATAGAATTGTAATCTACACGGTAAAGAAGTTCTCCTAAAAAATTTGACGTTTCCTCTACATTAGCAAACTCATGTTTTACTATTTTAGCTGTATCTGCATTATATTGATTAACTACAAATTTTCCGTTAATAAACTCTACGGTAGTTCTGTATAACAGTTTTTCAATATTTTTTCTAATTGCATTAATAGCAACAGGTCCTGAAGCTTTAGAAAGTTTTAATAATTCACTTGCAACAACAGGTGCTTTTTTACTTTCTTTAATTTTACTTGAACGAACTTGAACAGGATATAACCCATAAGCAGAAGGAATTAACATGTAAGGAATACCTTCTTTCATGTTGTCTACCATAGTATTAAATACAGCAGATTTTTCTAATTCTGCTTTTAATGCAGCATTAGCTTTTCCTTCTCCTACACGCAAAGTACCGTTTACTTTAATTGCTAAACGTAGTGGAATATCTTTTGCTTTAGGATTTAATGCTTTACGCTCTTCGTTTGCTTTAGCTAATACATCAATAGGATTATTATTAACAAATTCTCCTGTTCCAGGAGCAACTTCGTTATTAAGCTTGGATTGTATTTTATGCAGGATACGTAAGACAATTGAAGTCTTTTTACCTTCTTCTGCGTTAAAATCTTGTGTTTTTCCGCTTGTAGATTCTAATGCTGATAAACTTACTTTGTTCTCAGCTATTAATTTATCTAAAAGGCCATTTGCTAAAATTTCTTTAAACTTAGCTTCTGTGTGCCATTTACCTTCGTACCAATACTTACAAGCCATAATAAACTATTTAATTGCCTAATTCTTTGTCGAATAACAACATGTCATTAGTAAGAGCTAAACGAGCTAGTAAATCAAAGTATTCACCTACTGCCCCTACTTGGTGAGTTGTAAACTCTTGTAACAAAAGTACAACTTTTAATGATAAATCTGCTTTTTTTGCAGAAGTTTCATACTCAAGTAGTAAGTCTTTTTCCATTTCTGCAGCCATTTCCAAGGCTTCTTTGATATTGGAAACTGTAGAAGTCACTTTGTCCAATGCTTCTACTGATAGCTCACTATTTAAATTGTTGCAAAAAGCCTCAATCTTATTGTAGTGCTCTCTTTCTCCTTCTGATTCTTCAGTAAAAAGTTTTTCTGCTCCAAAATATCCTAAAGTTTTCATTCTATTTGCAAGGTGCAAATAAGTATGTGAAGCTGTAAGCTCCAGTAAACCGAACTTGTTTAATTCAGTTTGTTCTGCGGGTGTTAATAAACTTTCCATTATATTTATTATTTACAATCGGTTTTAATATTTAATTGCTGTATAATAGCGTCAAAATTATTTTCTACTATAGAGGTATTTTCTAAAGCAGTTAACTCTGTTTCTTTACTTTTAATGTTTTCTTCTAATCCTTTAACAAGTTGTCTACTTAGATTATCATTTATTTCACTAGTAGGTTTTGTAGTAGTTAATAGATTTTCATAATCTTTAGCAGTTTTACTAGAATCTCCGAAAGCTAATTTAGCTTTTTGTTTAAGCACCCATTTATCTCCCTTTTTTTCTACTATACCTTTTCTAACAGTAATTATTTTATTAGGATTACCTTTTATCATACTGTTTAAATAATCAGAAACTTTCTCTATATTTTCTTCAGGAAAATTAAAAGCATGAATTGTCACTTTTTCGTCTCCTATAAATTCAATAGTAGCCTCATTTGGATTATTTGGGTTTAATGTTAGTTTAAACATAGACTCCGCAAATTTAGCAGTCTTGCTTTCATGATCTACAAGAAAACTACCGTCAGAAATAGGAGATTTTATGTAACTAACTTCTCCTGTAAAATTAGTATCAGGTTCAGCAGGAACTACTTCTGTAGTATTTTTATCTAAAATTGCTTTTATAGAATCTTTTAAATCTTGTATTTCTGCTTTTAAAGATTCTATTTGCTTATTACTAGTTTTAGGTTTAGTAGTTTCTAAAGCAGCTAATTCTGAATCATATTTAGCATTGATTTTATTTATATCAAATTCATAAACAACCTCTCCTTTTGTATCTACTGCTTTAATACTGTTTAATAAATCTTTTAACTGATTCCAAGGTAAAGAGATTTTAGTGCCATCAGACATTTCTCCGTATAACTGTGCTTTACCATCTGTAATTGAAGGATATTGTCCATTAATAGCAGAAGGGGTTAGATAAGTGTCTAATCTGAAAATATTGTTTTTACCAAAATTAACTTCCATATATGCACCACCCCCTTGGCTCATATTACTTTGAGCAAAAGCAGGAAATAAAGAAATGGCAAAGTCTGTTTTAGACAAATTTTGTCTTAGTTCTTCTTGTCTTCTTTTTTCTATATCAGCTTTTTTAGCTTCTATATTTGTAGTTGCAGTGCGGCTTGTTTCTTGAGCAACTACTGCTTTTCTTAATTCTAATAAGTTAGCATCCATGCCTGGTTTAAAAGCAGGTAGTCTACCAATGAACACATCACCATGATAAAGGTCAATAGCAATATCTTCTACAGAAGGATTAGTTTTATTGTAGTCGTTGTCAGCAATTTTAAGAGTAGCCTCTTTGATATTATTAGCTAGTTCTTCATTACTTAAAAACTCTGGTGAGTTAATAGTCGCTGTATCTACTTTTTGGTCGGTAGCTTTTTTAACAAATCTTCCTGTAGCAGGATCTCTTTGTACTTTACCATTGACAATATTTTTGTCATGAGTAATAGGAACAATACTAACTTCTGATACATTAGTGCCTTTAGTAAATATTGATACTACTTCATCTAATTTAGCCCCAAATATATCTTCAAAATTGTCAGCATCTGAATTTTTTGGAGCAGGTTGGTCTTTGTCTAAAGGATTAGCAAAGGTTTGCACTACAGGTTTTAGAGCCTTAGCTGCGGCATTTTCTTTTAGAATAGTTGCAAGTGTTCCTGCAATTAATGCTTCTGCATCAGGATTAGTAGCAAGTATTTCATCTAATTGGTCAATATTGCTTAATCCATATATCTCATTGCCTTCATTAGCTAGACGATTTAAAATCTCTGCAAACAATGTAGGATTTTTTTGAAGCATTGCTACCATAGCTGCAGAATCTACTTTATCAAATAATTCTGATTCGTCCGCTACATCCTTTACTGCTTCAGGGTCAGTACTATTTAATTCTGCACGTAATGCTGCATCTACTGCATCACTTTCTTCAGCAAGTTTAGCATCTACAGCAGGAGTACTTCCAGAAATAGAAGCTTCGTCAGAAGCAGTTTTTACAACTCTTTCTGAAGATTTAGCTCCTTTAAGTTTTTCTGCTATAGCTTCTTGTAATTTTGCTAGTACGTCTTCATTAAACTTAGCTTGTAATTCGTCATGGAATGTAGCAAAATTGTTAGCACCTTTTTTTGTAAATAAAGCTCTATACAAAGATGTAGACTCTGCACGTTTAGCTTTAATTCGAAGCAAATCTTTTAATAAAGGTTTTACTTGGTCTACATATGTATTGTAGCTATTAATGTCTTCTTCTTTCCAATTTTCTAAAGCAGCTTTGTATAATTCATTTCCTGAATTAATAAACTCTGCTTTACCTTCTGGAGTTAACTTAGCAACTTGAGCAACTAATTTATTTACAATATCTGGAGAAATTTTACCATTAGTTTTTTCACGTACTTCATTTTGCAATTCTGTCTCTCGCATTTCTAGATTATCACTAGAAGCTAATAAGAAAGCCATTTGTTCTTTTATAGCTGTAAAAAACTCTGGGTTATCAATTGCTTTAAAATCTGTTCTTGCAAAATCTACTAAATGTTTTGTATCATTAAAAGCTGTTTCAACTTGTTCATGAGCTTTAATAATATTTTTAGTCTGGTTTTTAAATTTACTTAAAGCTTCTTTTTTAGTTTCTTCTGTAAATTCTTTTACACCAGGATGTGCAAACTGTGTATTAAAATCTTCTAAAGATAATTGCTCTAGTGCTTCAATTTCTTGAATTACTGTGTCTCCAATACCTTGTTTAATTTTAGTACTAACATGAGAAAAAGTTTGTTCAAATTCTTTATTCTTAAAAGTAAAATTATCTCCACGTAAAATAGCATCATCCATCTCTGCTTGAGAAGTAATGTTGCTTAACATGTTATCAAAATTTGCCTTTAAAATAGGGTCTATTGAATTATTTTTAATGTACTCAGCAGTTTCTCTAGATTCTTTTATTTTAGCTTTTACATCTTTAATTTCTTGGTAAGCCCCTCCAAAATGCTGTCCTCTTAAAGAGAACTTAACATTTCCTTGCTCGTCCATTTTAACGGGAAGACGCATTCCTAACATACCCATTAGTGCTCCAATAGTAATGGAATCTTGTCCTTCAGTAGTTCCTACATAGTTTCTAGCAGCAGTTGCTATTGAATCAATGTAACTAGCTGCTGTATTCTTTGCCCCAATAGTATATTTAGAAGTAAAGTAATCAGCCGTTCCATTTTCTATAGCTCCTTGTGCAAATTCTTCAAAACCTTCAGTAATACCTGATTTTAAAGCAGTTCCTCCTAAGATAGCAGTACGTTGCCAAGGTTTAAATTTATCTGCGTTAGCAATAACTTTTCCTCCAACAGCACTTGTTCCTGTAAGTTTTAATGGATTTAATCTAGATAATGCTTTACTAACTTTTAATCCTCCAGCAAATACTTTAGAAAATTGAATCATGTTAGAAAAACCTACTAAAGGAATATTAGCAGCCCAAGTATATTCTCCTGCATCATCAGCTCTTTCTCTATATAAAGCCTTTTGATTTTCTGTAGGCTCTGTACCATTAACAGTTCTATGGTTAGCTACTAATTGCTTATAAGTTTTATCAGAAGCACTTCTAGCCATTAATGCCGATTCGTAACCTGCAGAACGTACCATAGAAGTAGCTGTACCAATACCTGCTCGATATACTTTAGTTAACTCTGCTATATTACGCATATTAGCAAAATCTCCTACTGTATCTAAACCTCGTATAGTACGCATTCCTTTAGAAAATAGATTAGTAGCTTGTGCTCCTAATCTAGCAGTATTTGCGGCAACAGTTGTACCTCCAGTAAAAGGAGCTAAAGCAGTTGCAGCTAATTCTGAAATAATAGCACCTGCTACAAAGGATGCTGCAGGAATAATATCAGCATTAATAGATTTCATAGGATTATCTGCCATTCTAGCAAAAAATCCTTTATTTCCTTGTGTATAATCGTATCCGCCATAAACAGCTAGATGTTTATCTAATCCTTGGTCCATTACTTCCCAAGCATCGAATGCTGTGTTATTGAATATTTTATCAGCATCCCAATTAAAAAGAGCACTTCCTATACCGTAAACAACAGGAATTACCCCTCCCACAGCTACGGCAGTTTTTCCTACAAGTTTTGCAGCTGTTAAACCTAAAGCTTCTAAAAATCCTTGATTTTCATCTAAGTCATCTAAGAATTTTTTAACTTGTTGGTCATACTTTTTTTCTTTAAATACAGCATAATCCTGTAAATCTTTTGTAAATCTAACTCCATATTTATCAGGAGTCATTAATTGTACAAGTTTATCTTTATTATACTCTATGTATTTTTCTCTTTCATATTGATCAGGAATAGCTTTAGCTAAATCTATAGTAGCATATAAACTATCAACAGCTCTTTTATCAATTCCTGTTTCGTATCCAGGAATGTAATTGGCAGTTGGGGCAGTAGCAACAGTACCTAATTTAGCTAATCTTTCTTTACCAGGAGTTACATCTGCAAACGTACTAGACTTGGTAACTTTAGGCATTATTGCTGGAGTAGGAGTAGTATCTCCTTCAGTAGCAACTCCTTTAACTTTTACTGGTTTTTCGTTTTGTTCCATAACTGCCTGATAATTACTTCAAAGATATTAAAAAAATAGGTATTATCTAAAAGCAGGAACAAAAGGTCCTGAAGATAATCCTGATTTACGAACTAAATCGTCTTCATCTCCTGTACCGTACATTAAATCTAATTGTACTAAACCTGCTGGTAAATTACTAAAAGATTGCATATCATACGTTTGAACAGGTTGCCAAGTTACTTCATTATTTTTACCTAATATCCCTTGATTAACAGAAGCTAATACTTGACCGTCTATTACTTTATAAGTAATAGCAAATCCTGTAAAAGTACCATTACCATTATCTTTCCATGCAGCAGGAGGTTGCACTATTTCTGTAAATTTATGACCATTTTTAACAGCATCTTCTAAACGAGCAGACATTTTATAATAACTTTCTCTACGTTTAGCATTACTTACTAAATGTACTGGAGCATAATTAGCAACATTTTTCTGCATAGCATCCATATTATTAATCTGCAATGCTGTATTTGCTATTTCTACATAATTATCTTCAGCAGCTTTAGAAGGATTTCCTCCCCAACCTGGTAGCAATAAATATAAATCTTGTGGATTTGCCGCTTTCCATGCTTTTACTTCTTCAGGTTTTGGTACTAATTTAGTGTTTTCCGCTACACCCCCTTTTTGTTTTTTAATAGAATCAGCAATTAAGCTATTTGCAGTTTTAGCTCCATCTGCAAAGACAGTTTTTCTAACATATCTAAATATAGGGATACCGTTTTGATTTAATCCTACATAATGAGGAGTAGGTTCATAAACATCTAAATGAAAATTATTATTGTCTACTAGTTTAGTTTCTCCTGTTTTAACATTAAAATCTGCTCTACTTACAGTAGAAGCTCCTCTTTGATTTTCTTTAATATATTCTATAGCTTCTGAAAATTTACCATTCATAAATTTATCAGTACCTTCGGTATAACTAATTTCTTGTCCAATAGCATATTGGTTTACTGCCAAATTACTTCTGTAAGCTCCCATTATTCTAGTACTATACTCTGCTAATTTTTTAGACTCAGCACTACTAGCATCTACATAATTTTTAGCATTAAATAAATTTTCTGCTTTAATTTCGATAGCTTTAATTTCTTCAGGAGTTAACATAGGATTAGGGACTAACTTAGATGAGTTTGTTGCAGCATCCCACTCCATTGTTGAAGTCTCTCTTTTAATAAAATCTGCTTTAGCTGCCTCAGCACTTGCTGTTGGAGTTCCTTGTAAATAATTTACAGTAGCAGTATTTATTTTTTGCATAAAAGGAATTATAGATTTACCAGACTCTTCCCATAATTTTTTAATCTCTGGGTCATTAGTAGTAGACTCGATAATGTTAGTTAAAGTTTGGTTTTCACTAGTTAAGCCTACTTTTAATTCCTGTGCATCTTGTCTTGCTGTGTCTAACTCTGATTTTATTCTTTCTTTGTCTGCTCCAGCAGCTTTTGCTAATTGTTTTTTTAGTAACTCTACTTTTGCTTCTTTATCTAGAATTTCTTTATTATTTTTATCAGTTCTTCCTAATATTACAAACATATCTTTAGAAGCTTCTAAACTATTTACTGCGTCAGTATTACCAGGATTAATTTTAATGTCTTTTAGTTGAGGAATTTGTGAAGGTTCTGTAAATTTCATTTGCTCATAAGTAGCTAAGTTAAAATTATCTACATTTCCTGTAGCTTCTCCACTCATAATTAAAGTATTTTTGTCCCCTTTAGTAGACACAGAGTTAACTGTTACATCTCCAATTTCATCTAAAAGTTTTAAAGAACCTGCAGCTTTAGCTTTAGCTTCTTGGTCAACTTGGTCAGTAATAGTATAAGTAGTTGATTTGTAATCTACTATATCTGCAGCTCCCTCAGCAATATCTTTTAATTTATTTTGAGTATGTTGTAAATATAAATCTCTACTAAATTGCTCAAACTCTTCTGGAGTAGTTAAACTATTATAAGTGTTTACAATCTCATTTTTTTGATTATTTAAAGATTGTAATTGGCTTTTAATATTAGCTTTACCTTCCTCTCCTAAGTTAGGATTACCTAAAGCTTTATTTAAAGTGCTAATATTGTAATCCAATAAATTAACAGTTTCTTCAGGTAATGTATATTTAAAGTTTTCATCAGTTTTATTTTTGTAATAAAACTCTCTATCACCTTTTTCTGTTAACCATTGCTTATATGTATCAGAAGTTTTTAAGAAGTTTAAAATTTCTGGAGCAATTTGATCAAATTTCTTTTCTTTAATAAGCGTCTGAATTCTTTCTTTTGTGAAAGCGTCTACATTTTTCTCAGTAACATATTCTTTAATTTGGTCTGCAGTCATTCCTGCTACTTTTAAAGATTCCTCTCTAATAGCTTTCTCCATGTTTTCCATGGGTCTTTCTGCATTAATAGAACTATATTTACCATTAGCAAATTTAGTACCTGAAAATTCTCCTAAAGTTTTAAAGTCCCATAATTTAGCATCTTCAGGATTTAATTTTCCTGTTTCTACCATTTTATCTACATCTGCTTTAGCAGCATTGTATGCTTCGTAATTACCTTTAATAGCTAAAGTTTCAGGATCTTTATTCCATTGTTTATTTAATCGCAAAAGTTTTTGAGCAGCTTGACGATAATTAGTCGTAGTCATTAAATTTTGAGCTAATTCTTCTTTAGCACTTTCTATTTCTTCCAATAAAGCTTTTGCTCTAGGGTCATCTTTAGATAATCTAGAAAGTCCAAAATCTGCAGCTTCTATCTCTGATTTTGTTGTATCAAACTTTTCTTGCATAGCTGATAAAGGCTTTGCAAAAGCTTCTAAACCTAAAGGTTTATACTCTGTTTTTATTGGTTGTATTGCCGCACTGATTGCCATAGCTAATTATATTAATGTTATTGCCCTCTTTTTTTATTAAATAAAGGATTAAATCCTACTCTACCAGCAAAATCTGGAGCCATCATAGAATAATAAGAAGTAGCTAATTTATTTTGTTGGTTAGCTTTTGCTATATCTGATACATCTGTTAATCCTTGATTAAGTAAAGCATTTTTAGCTGCTCTGTTTGCTAAGTTAATTCCGTAAGCATCTTTTTTAGCTTGTGTAAGAGCTGCTGCATTTGTAGCATCTGCTGTGAATTTACTTTGTTGATAAGCATTTTCTTCAGTAGCGTTAATATCTTGCATAGCTTTATTACGCATCATCATAGCATTTTGCATATTAGTCATGTAAGAACCTGCACCAGGACCTGCACCTGCCATTGAATTTTGTAAAGAAGCAAATCCTTGTTCTGCATCTCTTCTAGCAGGATTAAAATCCATTCTGTAAGGATTAATTTTTGTATAAAAATCTTCAGGACGAGCTGTTTCTACTTTTTCAAATAATCCTCTTGCTAAGTTTACCGCAGCTGGAGCATATTTTCCAATAAACTCTCCAGCAGTTTCATTAACAGTTAAATCTTGTTTACTATCGTCTAAGCTTACATCGTATTTACTTTTTGGAGTATTTGTTGCGGGAGCTCCCATAGTAGTTGTAGATGCTCCTAAGTAATCAGGAATACCATCACCGTTAGAATCTGCATCAAATCCTTGTAATCCTGGGCCTAATGGTCCTCCTGGAGCAAATTGTCTTCCCATGTATCCTCCATAAGCATATCCTAAAGCAGGATTCATTGGAGGAACTGCTCCACCATAATCATTACCCATACGATTAGCTTCTAACATTGCTTGTTCTTCTGATTGAGCTGTCATAGCATTGTTAGCAGCCATTCCTAAACCTGCTGATGCTGCTCCTGCAGCTAAAGAAGCTACTTGTCCTACACCTGGTATTAAATTTAAAAATGGTGCAGCCATACCTAATCCTTTTGCCCATTTTTGAGCAGCTTCTGGATTCTTCATGTTACCTCCAAATGCATACATCTGTCCTCCATAACTTTGAGGAATACCTTGCATAGCCATTTGTTCTTGCATCATCATTTGTTCTTCTGGAGACATTCCTCCTTCAGCACCCATAGGCATTTGTTCTTGTCCCATAGCCATTGGGTCTTGAGGCATACCACCTTGCTGACCTACTAATGACGCAAATGCTTCAGGATGTAAAGCTTGAAGTTCTGCAATTTTTTGTTCTGCATCTTTTTGTTTATAAGCTTCTTGAGCTTGCATTAATGCATCTAAATCTCTTTGTTTAGCTTTAGTTTCAATATCGTCTCCTTCTCTACGAGAATGAGGACGGTCAGCTTTTTTAGAAGCTTCTGAGAAAGTTTTGCCAATAGTAGACTTAGGGAGATTAAATTCTTCCGCTATTGCTTTGTCTACTTTTAGTTTATCAGAGAATATATAGTTGGCAGAATTTAATTTAGTTTCACCTTGCTCTACTAAATTCATTTGTCCATCAGGACTCATGCCTTGTGGAATACCTCCTAAAGGATTCTCTTCATGTAATCCTCCAGCATTAAACTGAGTTAATTGCTCCATAGGACCCCCTCCTGCATATCTGTTATAACTTCTCATATTCATTGAATTTAAATTACCTCCGTAATTAAATAAACTTTTTCCTGAACCAAACCAACCTGTTGGAATTTCTATATCTTGTTCTTGTGCTTGAGGTACTTTTTGTACATAAGCTTGACTACCGTATTGACTATTCATTTCTACAGGACCTGTAGGCATCTGCATATTTCCTGTTAAAGCTGTAACAGGAATTGTTTTTAATTTTGTAGGTGTTAAGTCTGCTTCTACTTGAGGTTGCAATTGTTCTGTAGTAACTACTGGTGCATCTGTCGTAGTCGTAGGCATAGGAGCAACTCCTGCTTTTTTTAACCTAGGTTGAATAGAATTTACCATTTTCATGGTATTAGCTACATAATTTGGGTCTCCTGCATATCCAGCTTTTTGTACAGCTTTTAAATGTTCTTCAGGAGTAGTAGCTTGCATAACCCCGTTCTTACGGTATCTAGGGTTATCAATATAAAAATATACTTGGTTTTTTAAACCTTCTTCTGGTGTAGCAAATTTTCTATAAGTAGCACCGCCCATTTTAATTACTTCACCTCCCCAGTTATTGTCTGCTTTAATTCCTCCAAAATTGTTACCTTTTAAAGTTAAGTCAGACATTCCGTTACCACTTTCTTGAAGTATTTGGCCAACAATACCTTCAATGTTTAAGTTTTCTCCAGGAGCTAAGTCTCCATTAGCTTTTGCTTCTTGGACTATCTTTGTAACGTAGTTATATATTTCAGCAGTACGTTGATTAATATTAGGCTTACTATCTTTGGGAGGTAGTCCTAAACTGTTGTAACTGGTGTTTAATTTATTCATGGCCGTGAATTATTGTATAAAATTACTATTTATTATTGAGTCATACAAGTCTATTTAAACGAGAAGCTAATTCTGAAGCAGTTAAGACACCAGAATTTATATTTTGCACAGGAGATTGATTGTCAAGGTAACCTCCTTGTTCGTAATAATCTCCTAAACTAGAAGCGTAAACACTATCATAAATATTACGTCCTCCTTTCATAAAATTGTCTTCTGGTAGATTAGTCTTTCTACCTCCTTCTAAAGAACCTCCATAAGCAAATTGAGTACCTGATTGTAAATTTTTCTTCTGTTCTTCTGTTAATCCATAAGCAGCTGCTCCTGTAGCTCCTACTAAAGCAGGTAACATACCAATTAATTTACGTCTCTCTGCTACCGTAGCGGTCTTTTTAAAGAAACGTCTATCTAATTTTCCTAAGAGTTCATCTGCAATTTCAGGGTAACTATTAGTATTATGCAACATGTGCATACTAATTTCTGGGTTTATACCACGATTTAACATTTCGTTATACACTTGTTTACGAGCTACCATTAAATCAGCATGTAATTCTGCAGGGGCTTTAAACCAAGCACGTGTACCATCTTTAGGGTGACGCATTACAGAACCTGCAAAACGCCCAGCTTCAGTACTTAAATTAGGTTCATAATAACTAGCACCTTCTTGATTTAAAACATTATTCCAGTTAGGGCCAAAACCTGTATTTAAATATTGCCCAGAGTGCCCGCTATATTCATGTACCATTATATCTTCTACCTTGTCAGGGTGTACGTTTTTAATACCTAACGGCCCTTTTGTTTTTACAAGAGCAGCTATAAAACTTTCATGTGGTACAGAAAGACCATCTGAACCCATAAAACTCTGTCGTACAGTTTTTGCATAGTCTGGCTCTATAACATTATTTCTTACTAAGCGTTGTATATCTTTTTTAGTACCAGTAGTTACATCTAAACGCGTATCAGCCAACATAGGGTTGTCAGGATTTATAAGATCTGCATTTGATGGGTAAAAATCATTCTTTGGCACGTCTTGCGGAGATTGCTCTAAAGCTTTAATTTTTTGTGCTACTTCTGGGCGTAAATTTGCTCCGTTATAGTACCAGTTTAGAGTAAAGTTTTGCGCATTAGCTACAGCATTATTATATTTAGCTTGTGCAGTACGTTGTGCTACAGGGCCAAGACCAAAGCGTTCTCTGAAAGAAAAAGGTGTAACATAGTCTGTAGTGTCAAAACCTGGAGAACGCATTGTTAAACCATGGCTGTAATTACCTGCATGTGCTCTACTAGTATGTTTTATAGTTTCAGGTGTTATTCTTTTAGTGGAAACAACATCTAAGACTTTTCTACCTGGAACACTATCCATAAATACATAATGTGCATAAGGATTAGTTACTATACGTCTTTGTAAAGCATCGCCATGTAAGGTTCTTAATTTGTCTGTTCTTTCTTGTACAGTTTTAAAGATATTTTGTTCCGTTAGTCTTAGTTCAATAATACGAGGCCCATATTCTTTCCATAGATCAGCTTCTTTTTGTTCATATAATTCTCTTGAAATTTCTTTGTTGAAAAGAGCATTACCTAAATTTCTACTTTTAAACTCGTATTCATTTACGAAAGAACGATCTAGCTTTTGCAATAATTTTTCTGGGAGAGCTTTTAAACTTTGTTCAATAAAGTTTTCTCGCCGAGGATAATAGTCTTTTTCAGCAAGACCTCTAATTGGTTGCGTTGAATAATAGCTTTGTTTCTGAATACCTAAAGGTTCATCCGTAGATGTTACATTAAAATCATTATCTGTTAACCATTCTTGCCTATTGTTACCAACAAAGTATGTTGGTTTTTTAACTCTTACAATATAACCATTATTTCTGGTGTAACCTTCAGCTGTTTCTAAACTGTTTGATGTATACAAACCATGTGACTTTGATAAACCTGCTCTACCTGCGCTAGTGTCTGGTGGTATATGCGTTGCCATATATTCAGCAGCAGCTTTTGGGTCATTTGTAAATTTACCTAAATTTTGTAGAAAAGTATTTTCAACACTTACACCACGCGCAAAAGTATTATGTCGATTTGCCAAACCTCTGATTGTCATATCAGTTAATTTATCTGACTGCGCAATTTTTTCAAAACTTTCTGTTGGTAATTTATACCCGTATTGTTTTGCCCATTCTGTGGCAAATTTTAAATCATTTAAATTTCTTTGAACAAGTTCAGATTTAAAAGGTTCAGGTGTTCTAGTTAAATTACCTATTTTTGTAGGAACTTTAGAAGTAAAATATTGACTTACTTTTTCTCCTGCTTTTGTTATATCTTTTAAATCTCCTGCTGCTCCTAAAGCTGTAGGAGCTAATAATATATCAGCAGCATCTACTGCAGCATCCACATAATTACCTTTCTTTATATTAGAATTATAATTAGCTACGTATGCTCCTGGATTAAACGCATTAAATATATTATCTAATCCTCCCGTATTTCTCATTAAAACATTTTGAGGATTGTTAGCATCTCTTAGTACTTCTGCCTGATTCATTAATGGTCTATAACCTTCTAATAAATTTGCTCCAGTAGTAATAGGATTGGACAAAAATGCTGTACCAAAGTTTACACCTTTTTGTAAATAAGATGCATCATCATAAGCTTTTTGTTCTAATTCTTGTTGATACTTATATTCATTCTTCTCTACCTTGTTTAAGAAATTTGGATCAGTTAATAAAGCCGCCTGAGTTTGTTCATAAAGACTTTTATCACTACTTCCCAACGTACCTAAGGATCTACTAGCCGCACCACTTTGTACTAATTCTCTAGTTTGTTTTTCTAAAGCTTTCTTTTCTGCTTCAGGATTTCTAACTGTATTAAGTGTTTTTGGTAATTTACTATTAGGAATAACTGTTGCTGTGTTACCTTGATTACTTTGTTTAGTAGGACCTAGTCTTGGATTGTCTATCACTAGTGGTTTCTTTGGAGCATTTTGGTATTGTCTGATATTCTGCCCTAACATACCTGAGCCTAACTGTCCTCCACCTGGATATTGTCTACTATTAATTTTTCTTTCTTGTGCTAACATTTCTTTTGTAGGAGCTTTACCAGAACCCGCATTTGCTCTAATATTATCCCATAAACCTCTTTTAGAATAACTTCCGTCTGCACGTTTTAACATTCCTCCATTGCTATATAAAGTTCCTCCATAAGCAGCAATATTTACATTACCTAATTCTGATTTTTCAGAACTATTATCGACATAAGAATTAAATAATTGAATATTTTGCTCTTTGTCATAAGGCAAAATTGATTTATTAAAAGCCCCTAATAAATATTTTAACTCTAAGTTATCTGGATTTTTTTCTAACTCTAATTTAAGATTTTCATAAGTTTTTAATAAATTATTATAATCTGTTTCATCAAATGCTTTTGTTGTGGCATCATAGATTTTATTGTCATAAAGATATTTTCTTACTTCGTCTAAGTATGCTTTATGCTCAGTACTTCTATTGTAATTACTACTTGAATATTTAGCCACACTTTCTGCTTTTGCAGGATCTTTTGAATAAGGTACGTGTACTTTTGCGGGCATATAATCACTTACTGTGGAAGCATGAGATAACTCATGTACTGTACTTGTAGGAGAAGCATCTTTTCTAAAAATAGTATGTGGATGATATATACCTTGGGTATATCTTGAAGGACTATTTACTTCATCGGAAATATTTAATATATTATAGTTTCCTCTAAAAGAATCCCTAGCAGGTTGGTAAGAAGCTACTCCGAATTCATCTGTCCATGGTTTTCCCGTATATTCATAACCCACAGGCCAATAATCAACACTATTTATATTATCTACCATATGCTGACGAAAAGCATCTACTTCTTCAGGAGAAGCTTCTTTTTTCATCATTGTATTATATCTACTAGTAAACAATGGACTGTTTGCCATTTTTGTTAGAAAGTCTGCTGCTTGATTTTCTACTGGACCTTTTTTCATAGGACCTCCGTCTGGGTACATGTTACCACCATAAGCAAATTGCGTTGACATTGACTGCATAGCTTCTATCTCATCAGGTGTTAATTGAGGGCGTTGTTTAGCTTGAGCACTAATTGCATTTAACTCAGCAAGTTTTTCAGCACTGATTGGTTTACCATCTACAAGATATTCTGTACTAGCTGAACCATCACCAATATTTGTTGCTTTGTTTTGTCTTTTAGTTTCAACAAACTCTTGCTTATTAGGATCCCATTCATTAGTAGTAAAAGTTTTACGGGGACCTGGAGCTACAAAGTTTCTTTTTTGTGGTACAGACTTAACTGGAATTTGTGCTAACTTATTTTCTTGAGATAAAGAGTTTATAGATACAGGTTTTAACTTTTCAGGTACATCTGCTGATACTTGTTCTTCTGGTTTTTTATAAATTACAGGCTGTACAGGTTTTTTAAATACATTAATAAAATCTTTACTTTGAGAATAACCATCAAAGGGTACACCATTTATTGTACCATTTTTATACACACGTGGTTTCTTAAGGTCATAAGAAACACGTCCAGTAGGCTTGATTGTAGGATGAAAGTCAGGATTTTTTTCTGACTGATTAACAAGAACATTAGGAGATATTTCTTTTAAGTCATTAGTATATTCACCAGGTCTACCTGGTTTTGTTATAGCATTTTTTTTATCTCCTCTTTTTTTATAATTAGCATCTGCTGTTGCATAGTTATTATACAATCTTAAGCTATCATCATAAGCAGTTAATCTAGGATCCAGCGGATTAGTTACATAGATAGGAGAAAAGTTATTAGGTTTAGGTTTTGCAAAGTAAACAGGTTGCACTGGTTTTTTATATCTGAATCCTTTATTATTTGTTAAAGATGCTGCTATGTTAGTTTTTGCAACAACATTAGGATTATGATTATAAACATATCCGTGACCTTCAATAGGTTGAATTTTAGCTAATTTATCTCCTTTATACTCTACTGGGTCATTCCATTTTCTAGTAGAAGATTTAGGTATACCGTGTTGTTTATTAAAGTTCAATCTTTGATTATAATTTTTTTCTCCTAAATTGTATAAAGCTAAACTATCATCATAAGCAGCTTTTCTACGTTCATATTCTTTAGGATCAGATATACCTAAAGGTTTAATAGGACCTCCTTTTGCATACATGTTGCCTCCATAACCAAATGGTAAAGCCGTAGTGTCTCTAAATATTGGTGTATCAGGATTCTGCATGGGACTAGGCAATATAGGAGCCATGTATCCACCGTTAGCAAAGTCAGCTGTTGGAGTAAATCCTCTTACATTTTGAAATTGCTCTTGTGCAGGTCCTTCTGCTTGTCCTGTAGGACTTTCCCACCATAATTGAGGATTTGTACGCATTGCTGCTATTTCTTTAGCAGTTCTTACTCTTCCTGCTCCACCTGATTGCTCAGACTCTTGTTGGTATCTTTGTAATTCTAAATCTCTTTTAACTCTAGCTTTTTCTGCTTCTTCAAACGAATTAATTTTTTCCTTGGCTTTTTGTTGAGCAGTAGTTTTATTGGATTGTATAGGTAATCTAAATCCTAATTCTGCCCCAACCATAGGAGCAAAATTTAATTTTTCTGAAGAATTATATATTTCTCCATAAGTAGGTTCTTCTGTATCTCCTGCATTTACATTTCCTTTTACAGGATCAAATTTTAAACTTGCTTTTGCATAAGCTACTCCAGGAATTTTTTTAAATTTATATTTAGCTTCTCCTGTTAATCCATAAGACATATTGACTCCTGGATTTTGTAGACTTTGTTGATTTTTAGTACCAATTCCTGCTGAATATTGAGGTCCTAATTTTCCTATAAATGTTCCCTTGTTAAAAGTATCTTCTGCGTATCTTTTGGCATTCATATTACTATTTCTGCCTAAATAGAAATCTGCTCCAGCATTGATACCTGCAAATGCACCATAAGGATTTGTGTAACCTGCCTGTGCTTCAAAATAAGGATTTCCTTGAACGTGTCTAAATCTATCTCCTGCTATTCCAATTGTTCCAATGCCTCCTACATTACTAGGATTATTATAAGGCACATCTAATTCTGCTTTACCATAAAGATCACTTCCTACAGTATTTCCTAAGTTAGGTAAAATTCCATATTTTTCAATAGCTAATCTTGCAGAAGGAGACCAACCTTGATTGCTTTGTGGGTTATTTGGATTTACTTGAGTATTAGATTGTAATACCTGCATGTTATTAGAAAAAGGAGAAAAGGATAATCTACCTCCATCAGGAAATTGCAACAAACTATTAGTTGCGTAAAAATGACTTTTATCTTTTTTAAAAGTATTTGGAACTGTAAATTTTTTACCTTGCTTTTTCATTAGAACATTTGGCTATCGTAATAAGACAATAAACGATTCATGATAAGCTCTTTGTTATTAGAGTTATCAAAATATAAAGTTACAATAAAATATGTACTTCTTAATCTTCCTTGAGTAGTTAAATCTCTTGGGATTTTTACTCTCCATTTATCAAATCTTCTTTTGATTCTAGAAGTAGAGTAAGGTACTTTACCAGTTGTCTGATACTGGGTATCTATTTTAATTGCTGTTATAGTAGCATTTCTATCTATTATTTTAGCATCATCACGTACAATAGAATTGTATTCTAAGAAACGAAGAACTTTATTAATATCTGCGTTAGGATTAATAACTAAAGAAATAGACATCTCTTCTACATTTCCGTAGAAACTTCCCCAATCACCTATATTATGAGTATAAACTTCTGTAGGATTACTTGGGTTAGCAGATAAAAGAATATCTCCGTTTTCTAAATAGATTGAAGGAGTAGCTGAATAGAATGATGAAAACGCTTCTGCTAATTCATCATAAACTAAAGTTTTGCTTTTGTTTGTAGTATCTCCTTCAAATATTTCAGAGTTTTGAATCAAAGCTATGTTTGCATTGCTAGGACTATTGTCTGTTGTAAATTCTGTAGTTACTGTGTAGTATGTGTTATTGTTAGGATTTAGTACTATATTACCTACAGCATAAAAACTTAACGTATTTAATACTCTAAAATTAATTCTAGAAACATAAGTAAATAATACCTCGTCATTAATTTTATCTTTCCCTATTACTACTCCTGCACCTAATACAGGATTATCTCCGCCATTTTCTTTACGTAAGAATATTTTAGGAGGTAGACTATTAATGAAAGAGTGAATTCCTTTTAACTCCGACAATTTAGCATTTTGACTTTGTCCTGATTGTGCTACCATTAACATATTTAATTTACGTTGAATAGCATCAAAATAATAGATAGCATTTTCTGTAGCTTTAATTGCCCATTGGTGTATAGAACCTGATTCTTTTGAAACGTATAAATGTTTTTGGAATCCTTGTCCTGTTCCCAATTGTGTAGGCAATCCGTCAGTAGTAGATAAGATAGCGGCTTTATTAATGTTATACATTCCTACTCCTCTATCTTGGAAAAAGAATACAGTATCTTTAAAGTTTAATATTTCATTGATTGGTCCGTAATCATCTACATCGTAGAAATTATTAGCACCAAACTTTGTCCAAGAATCTACTAACTCTCCATTAATTTTTACATTAGAAATGTATCCTCGAATATCGTTAGTTAATCCTGAATAAACATTTGCAGGTTTAACAAAGAATGTAAGGTCTTTATTTTCAACGGAATAACGCATGTTGTAGTCATACATTATTAATGTCTTACCATTAACTGTTGAATAGTTATTAGTTTCTTGTCTTAGTATTTCTCTATTTTCTCCTCCTAATAAATAAGTAACTCCTGTTTTAGTTGTAGAGCCATAAGCTAAATCTAAATTAATAGAAGTTTCTACAGGATAAGCATCTGTTTTAGAAATAGCTGCAGTATAACCATTAGGAGAAAAACCTGAATCATAAAGGTCTCCATTAAAATCTAACATACCTGCTTGCAATAGATACATGCTAATAAAAGTATCTCCTCCATAAACTGTAGGACTTGTAGTAGTAATATCTAATACAGGTGAAGCAGGAATAAATACATTATTAACTAAAGCATCTGAGGTGTATCCTCCATAAATTTCACTCTTAGGAAGTATTAAATCTACAACGGCAGCACTAGTACTTACTTTAGCGTCATCTGGTAAACCTGTTGCAGGGTCTATTGGACGAACATCTGATGTAGTAGGAAAATTATGTGAAGGAGTTCCTGTGAAAGAATAATCTATAGCAGTTCCTGTTATAGGGTCATTAGTAGCATAATCAATAACTGTTAATGCACTAGTACCTGCTCTCCAAAATTCTCCTCCTTTAGGATCGTTTAAGTTTGCTCCTGAATTATTAGAAGCTATTGCGTAGTAATTACGTAAATAATAACTACCGCTTACTCCAGCAAAAAGTTGAGGAGTAACTTTAGTTGTATAATCAGAATCATGGCCCATAACCATAATTTGATTTTGCTTCATTTTCTTACAGTTTTCGTGACCTCTTAATACAGGAATAACTGTACGAGAAGTACTTCTTTTATCATAACAGTTAACAGGTAAATTTTCACTAGTTAAATCAATAGGACCTGCGTAATCTGTAGGAGCGTAAGTATTGTAAGCTCCTGTGATAAGTAAGAAAGGAGAATTAGAAATGTTTCCTGCAATAGTTCTTACGTTATTTTTATCAAAAGATATTTCTGGTGAGTAAAATCCTAAGTGGTCTCCAAAGATAGCTCCTCCTTGTACAGACTGTTCTACTAATGTAGACATTGCTCCATTCTGAACTCCTGAAGCCGCATAAGGAAATAAGTGCATAACATCCTCACTACCGTTGTATTGTAAATCAAAGTCATGTTCTTTATCACCAATTGATCCAATATAAAAACCTTTTACAGTTCCTTGTGTAGGACGTTTCTTATCTTTTTCTTCTCGCTTAACTCTTACTATTTGAAAACTTTCTATTTGATTAGCAATAGATGGACAAGAAGCAAAACTAATTCTAAAACTAATTCCTAAAGCATATCCTGTCGTAACAGAACCTGTTTGTTTACTTATTGGAAAATATTTACTTCCTGATAAATTATCGTTTTTATCTTTTTCAGAAATATCTGGAAACTTAATATCACCAATATATTCGACAAAAGTAGCTTCTCCTTTTTTAGTATAAAATATAATACCAAAACGGTAAACCTCTCCACGTTTATATCCACGAAGTAATCCTGTTATAAACGGAGAAGCTGCATTAGGAAAAGTGCTATTATATTGATAACTGTAACCGTCAGAAAGGTTGTGAGTAGCATCTGGAATATTTGCTACGTTTGCTGTTCCTGGACCTGTTGAGCCATCTAATGTAAAAGGTTCTAGGTGAAATCCGTAAGAAATATTTACACCTTGCCCTCCTAAAGTTAAACCATCTGCTTTATATTTCCATTGGTCAGATTCGTGCCAACTTGGGTCCCATTGAGCATCTTTATTGTACTCCAAGTTATATGGAGTAGCATTTGCTTCAATAAGCCCGTCAAAGTTTCTGTAACGGTATGTTTTAGCATCAAAAGTTTCTCCAGGTTCTAATAAATCCTGAATACTTAAAGAAGATTCTTTTATATTAGAAAGAACTACTGAGCTGTCTTTTTGTGCTAAAGTTTTAGCAGTTTTAAATGCAAAGTTTTTTCTAATGTAATCTAAGTTTTCTAGAATGTATTCTGTAATTTCTATACCTGTGTAAGTAAAGTCGATTGAAGTATTTCCTCCAATAGCTTTAATTTCTGCACTAGTGATAATAGGTAATCCTACATCTGTTGTATGACGAATAATAATAAGTTCTATATTCTCGTAACCTGAATATAAAGATGTGTCAATAGTAATAGTAATAGACTTGCCAGTATTTACAGTATCAAGAATATCTCCATTATACATTGCAGATTGAATAGAAGATTCAGAATCTTGTACAATATGGAAAACATTACTTGGAGGAGAAACTAAAGTTTGTTTACCATCCGATGTAATTAATCTAAATGCTGCTTGGTAACTACCTGCTAACATTGCTCCTCCACCGTTTACCGCTTTTAGTAATGGTTGCGTGTAAGTAATGTCAGGATAAACATCAATTAATCCTAAACTTGTAGTTGATAAGTTAGGGTCTACAATGTTAATACTTCTAAAGTAGTTATTATAATCTAGCCAGTAAACTTTTTGAACTCTATCATTTTCGTAACGACCTAATCCTTTTATTGGCCAACTCTTTTTAAAATTAAAGTTAGCATCAAACTTTAATAATTGTGGATAACCAGAAAGAATAATTCTTGTTCCTGGGTCGTACATTACTAAATATATCCAACCGTTATTTCCTGAATCATCTGCTACAAAAACAACTATTTTATTTCTAATAGTAGCAAATCCTATAATCTCTGCAACACCTTGTGCACCTGTTTGAGGAATAGTAAATGATTGTTCATTACCTTTTAAGTTTGTAAAAGAGCCCATAGACTCTCCTTTATCCGTAGTAATACGAATATCTACAGCATCAATATAAAGATTGTTAGGGATAGCATCGTATCCCATATCTTTATTTAAGCCTTGGTATGCATTTACTTGTCCTTCCATGATTAAGGATTTGTTGATGTACTAGAATTTGGATTAGCTGTCATAGAAGCAGTAGTGTTTAATGTTGAGATTAAACCTGTACCTGCTTTAGGACGGAACTTACGTTGCTCAGGAAGTTGCATATTAGCAAAGAATGATGCATGTGCTTGTACGTCAGGAATAGTTCTTAAAACTGAGTTCTTAACACTTTCTGCTTCATCTACATTATGCCATTGTTTACTGTGGTTAACTGCTTGAGCAAAATACCATTCTTTATCTCTTTCGATAATTTGATATTTGTCAGAACTAATTTCGTTACGTACCCACAATCTACGTGCAATTCTGTGAGCTACAAAATGAGCTGCTGCTTCCAACCATTGTTGTTCTGCAGGAATTGTAGGGTATCCACAATCATCTGTGGGAATAGCTTCGTAAGCCATTGCTAAAAATCCTTCAGAAAAAGAGGTAAAAATATATCCTTGCCCCACTGTATAAGTCTCTCTAGATTCTGAAGTGTAGTCTCTGTCGTCTTTATGGTATCTTCCGTGAAAGTGGTCAGTAGCCCAACGCATTGGTGCCATTCTTCCTCTGCCACATTCTGCTTCTTCTAATGATTCAATACCTTCGATTACTACTGTTTGCACAATTTTATGTAAGTCAAAAGGTAAATCGGATCTACCGTCACATACATGCAAATATGCAATTTTATTTTCCATAGTAACACCTACGTTAGTATGGGCCATAAACTCTGCTAACCATTCAACACCCTCTTCCTCGCTGATGTCATAGTTAAAGCCAAAATCTCTAATAGCTTTATCTATAATGGTTTTATATGAAACGGTTTTTCCTGAATACATTATTCTAAGTTTTTAAGAATTGATTCTAATCTATTTGCAATTCCTTCTGTAGAATTGTCTTTCATTGGGTCTTCTACGCTTACAGATTTTTCATCTTTGTAAACCCACTCCCCATTAACTTTTTTACGAGTACAGAAAGTTTTAATAAAACCTCCGTCTACTTGCTCTACACGAGTTTCTTCGTAGCCTCCGTCCTCAAACTCTTTACGAGTAATTCGAACTGTTGATTCTACTCCTGTTGAAGACTCCTCGTTCATTTTTAATTCATTGTCCATAATAAAATACTTTTCTGTCTTTATCCTTTACTACTTGAGCAATTAATCTGGAATACTGTCTAGCAGGTTTAAACTTGTAAAAAGTCTTAAATTTCATCTGACTAGTTATCTTATCCCAAAAGTGCTCGTAAAATTCCTGTTGAGAATGCTCGTTCTCGTGGAAGATTACTGTTTTATTATCAATCTCGGTAATTTGCTGTCTTGTTAATCCTGGATATTTCTTTTCCCAAAATTCCCAAGTAGCTTGCCAATTAGGTCTTAACCCTTTTGACCGTTTACCTTCTTTGTCAAAATAATGTAAAGGATTAGTTCTTACTCTAATCCTTCCTAATCCTACTAGTTTTAATTCTAAACCTGTAGTAACTATTTCTGTACTGTATGTAGAAAGCAAATCTTTTAAAAAAGCTCTGTAAGTTTTTTCAGAGACTTGCTTTTCTTTGCAGTTGTTTTTGTAATGTAAAAAGAAGTGGTATCGTTTTACCTCTCCTGTAAGTTTACCTTTACCCCTTTTTAAGTAATCCTTATTTTCCTCCACTTACGTTTTCTGTTTTATTATCCTCTGCACTATTTGCATCATCCAAAGGAAACTGTTGCATTTTTTGCATTAGTTGTTGTAATATCATTTGCTTCATGTATGCCCACATCCATTGATTAAGTGGATATGGAGAAGCAGGTGTCCAACAACTTTGTCCTTGACAATTAATAAAGTTTCCTAATTCCGTAGGATTTTCAAATACTCCTCTAACAGTAATGTTAGTCATTAGTAAATGTGTAGAATCTTTACTGAAAACATATAAATACTTATCGTATAAGAAAGCATAAATAGTTTTTTGAGTTGTTCTACCGTGTCCTACGTAAGGTACTCTTGAGTAGTCAATCATTAAAAATCTTGGCTTAGTTATATCAGCAGATCCTACAGAAACAATTCCTTTTGTAAAATAATACTCAATAGTATTTGGAATCTGTTTCTTTGTTCTTAATAGTTTGCAACCAGTAGGAATAGAAACACAGCATTGGATAGGGTCAACTAATTCTAACTCTATACAATTTAAGTCCTGAATAACATAAGGGTCGACTGTACGATTCTTATTATATTCGTTTCTAATAAATAAAGCACGTTGTTCATTGATGAGGTCTGTATAGAGCTCATAAGAAAAAGATGATTCTACCGAGTTAATCGCTAGTAATTCATCAATCTGTGCATGTAGGTCTTGTAACGATAACATAATAGCAAATGTACAATTAATTTTTAATATTATCTACCTTGTCCAGCGTAACTCTTTTTGTAATTCTTAGAGGTTTTGCTTTTCGAGGTTTTTGTTTTACTGTGGACACCTGGTCTACTTACTTTAACGGTAACTTTTGTTCCGTTGTTTTCTTTTATTTTAGCCATCCGTAATATTTTTTAGTAAGCTCTACACGATGTGCTAAGCCGTTAGTTCCACCATTAATACGTTTAGTCAATGAAAGAATTGCCTCATCTGTTACACCTCTATCACAAATTGACCAAAGTTTATTTTTATCAAAGAAAAACATAGCAGCTTCGAATGCATATTCTGTAGCTACGATGTCAGGATTAGTCATTACTGCAGGATTCTTAATATGTGTAGAAAATGCTAAGTAATTAGATTTACCTGTAGTTTGTAATGCACCACGTCCACGGAACTTGTATCCGTCACCTGATAACTCATCACCATTACCCATTCTATTAGCGTAAGCTCTATTAGCAATCTTCTCTGGATTACGTGCGTAAGAGTTTGCTAAAATAGTTGTTGGGAAATACTTAGGGAAAATTTTACGTAAACCGTCTGCAGAATAATTTAAGTTTTCTTTAAACAATTTAAACTCTCCTGTTTCATGTCCTACTTGAGCAAAGAAATGTGCAGCACGTTCTGGAGTCATTTTAAAAAACTCCATTGCTTTCTTTAATGTACCTGGACCAAATGCTCCGTCAGCAGTTGTTCCGATTTTCTTTTGTAAATCTACTAAACTCATTTTTTGTCTTTTTTGTTGATTATGTTTCCTGCTACTTTAATACCGAAAGTAGAGATAGTAAGGATTAAAAATCCATCATAAATGAATTCCTTAATTACTAATTCTTTTCCGTATGCTCCTGTGACAACGTCTACCAATAGTACTGCAAGCATAGCAAAGAATGATACGACACCAACAAATGACTGTTCGTTTATATTATTATCGTCACTTATTAATTCTCTAAAAAATCTTTTCATCACTTAAATTTTAATCGTTCGTTTTCCTTTTCTAAAAATTCAAGTCTTACTTTATACTCTGTTAATTTTGTTCTTAGCTCTATTACTTCTTCAGTTGTTTTTAACTTAGCATTTCTTTCTTCGTCTAACTTGTTTTCAAGTATTGCAACTCTTTCTCTCAAATCGTCACGATATAAATTTTGATCACTTTTATCTTCTTTCTTTGTTTCGTACTTCAGCTTCAATCTATTTTGATAATAGTTCCAAGCACCCGCTGAACCAAGAACGGTTACGGTAGTTATTACTATAGTAGTGTAGTCAGTCATTACTTAACTAACTCCTCTCTAGTTACTCGGATTAAATTCCAAAAAGTAAATACTAGAATAAGTACCCATCCAAAGTGGCTACCTTTCATCATATCTACCATACAGTAGTTGATAACAGTAGCGATAGCAACTAAACATGCTGCTTGTACTGCATACTTACGCATCTTTAATTTACCGTTAAATAACACAGCATACAATTGAAAGAAACCAACTAAAGAGGCTCCTATCTGTAATAATAAAAAAGGTGTACCTATTTCTAGCATAGCAAATGGAAGTATGAATGCGTGCAACATACCTATCAATACTTCATTAGGTTCTGAATCAGAGTATAGAAATATTTCTCTAAATCTAGATATTCCTCTTTTCATTACTTATTGATTTTAATCATTATTTCTTTTACAACCTCTGTTAAATCTCCTATATTTTTTGTAAGGTTTCTTATTTCTAATTGAGTAGTTTCAAGTATTTGCTGGTACTTCAATCTATTTTCTTGCTCAACAAGTTCTATTTTCCCTTTTAATTTGCCAGTATCTTCTACCGCTTTTCTAACATCATTGTGAACTATTCTTAAAAAATAGCCAATAATTACTACAGCTGTGGATAAACCATATTGAAAAACCTCATTCATTTTCTTTTGTTTAGGAAGTATTTATAAAATAAGTAAACTAAAAAAAGGAGTAAGACCGTTAGGCCAACTCCTCTTGTAAAAAATTCTAATAAAAACCCCTTTTTCTTTTCGTAATAACGTACTGGTATTCTACGTGTAATAATTCTGTCTACGATAACTGTGTCACATTCTCCTTCAATAAACACTTCGTCACCCTTCATCCATACTTTAACTGTCAACTGCTCTTTCTGAATAGTAATAGTGTCAAGAAGATTTTCTACTTTGACTACTGTATCTACCTCAACTTTAGGAATAACAATCTGAACAGTATCAACTAACGTGATAGAGTCTGTTGTAATTAACTCTGGATTCCGTTCTATAAGGCGGTGAAACCTTTTTACGGGACTACAGCTAACTAATATTAAAAAAAATATAACTAAATATTTCATAATTTACAATCGTCTGTTTATTAGACAAAAACAAATTTACTATTTATTTATGAAATAATATGAACCAAGCTTAAATTTTTTTTAATTTGGTTAGATTAATATCTATTAGTTCTTGGTATTTAATAGGTAAAGACTCTCTAATGTTGTTAAGCTCTGTAAAGACTTTTTTAGATTCTCTCTCTCTTCCTATCCACCATGCAGTAACAGCTTGTTGAAATTGTAATTGATAAACTCCTTCATAATCTACTGTATCGGGTATAGTTCTAGCGTTGTTAGCTAAATTTATACCTGCTATAGCATAAAAATATGCTTCATGGTATTGTTGCTTAGCCTCGAACCATTGACTAATAAACAAATAAGCTTCGGGTCTTTCTGGAGCAAAGCTTAACGCATTAAACCATAATCCTTTTTCTGTGGTAGCTCTTCTACCTTGTACAGATAAACATTTAGCTATCATCAACAATGACATATAAATTAAATCTTCTTGAAAGGCGTATTCAGCGGCTCTTAAATAAAATGATAGTGCAGAAGCTGTATGCCCTTGTTTAAAATAAAATTCTCCTAAATTAAAATTATTAGTAGGCTCTAATGGGTCATTAATAAATTCTGTTAGTAATTCAGGACTTTTATGTGTCTTTGATAAATAATTTATTTCTAAGTACACATCTACTAATTCTTCAAATGCATGTACAGGAAGACGTAAAATAAAAGCTGTAGAATCTTGGAAACCAAAAGGAATAATAAAATCACTGCCATCAAAAGCTAAACCGCAAGAGAATTCAATATTTGCAGTCATAAACTTAAATTCTTCTGAGTGTGCAACTATGTTCCAATTTTTATCCCAAACAATAAATCTATGATAATAATGAGCATCTTTTTTTCCTTGCTCATTTTTCCACAAATCTACTTCATGTGTAAGAGCTATTCTGTATTCTCCAACAGTAATTACTTGAGAACCTCCACGAATGTCTCTTGGAAATTTAACTGTTTGTTCTACTAAGGCTACTGTTTCTGATGTACCTTTTTCTGGATTAACTTTTACTACTTCTGTAGGAGTCGTCCACTTTACATAATGAAAAGGCATATCTAGAATAGGCATCCAATTTTTCTCGCAATAAGAAGGTTTAGGAGGTTCTATTCTATCTCTTGATACTTCTTCTCCGTTTGGTACTATTTGCGATAACTCCATGCGTCCCTCGCCATCAATCTTAGTATCTCTACGTACACCCGTAAGAAAAACTTTATTATCCCAATATGCTAATCTGCCGTCTTCTAAACCTATAAATTCCCAAACAGGTTCTTTATCTAGTTTAGAAGTATCTACTTTATTAAAAGACTCTACAGAAAGTGTATCAGGATTTAATTCTCCTATGTAATTAGTAGTGCGTAAAGTTACATCATCTTCTGGATTAAGATATGCTAACGGTCCCCAAGGAGTTTGAAACTTTTGTTGGTTTTCACTATGGTAAAGTGTGTATTGAACATGTCTTAAATTTAACAAGTACTTACCGTCTTTAAATAAAATAGAAGGATTAGTTAATCCTAATCCTTCTGTTATTTCTGATGGAATTGTTAAAAAGTTTATAGAACCCCCATGTTCTAAGGCTTTCTTAGATAAATTATTAATCATTTTGCTGTCTTTACGAGGTAAAGATATGCAAATTTAATTAATTAGCAAATGGTGGAGGTAAAGTTACATCTATTGGGTTGATTTGCAACTCAATCTGCTTAGTTAAATTTTCTTGCATAGATGTTACATCTAATGTTGCTTCTAACCATCCAACTACTTGTTCTTTAGTTAAACTGTTGTAGTCTGTAAAGTTCTCTGGAGTTGGTTCACCAACACCTGTTGCCCCATACATTTCTGCAAAGTAATTTTTTTCATTTACAGTATCTGTTGCATTGTATCTCCAATGTACAGTCTGCACTACATCTGTCATTTCTCCTTCATGAATTTTACAATCCATTGCGGAGATAATCCAATTAAACTCCATCTTGTTTATCTTTTTCTGTTAATAAAGGTTTAACAACAGTAAGTGCTGTTAAAATATTTGCAGTTTCTTGAAGATTAAAAGCTCCTTTAGTTGTAGCAACGTTCAACGCTTGCTCAATAACTTGATACGCTTGTTC